TTCTTGAAGGGGCTGAAGCCGGACTGCACGTATAACCAAGGTTCCTTCAGGGCCACACTATCTAATCAAGGACCGTATTACTCGATCGATCTAAGTGCAGCGACTGATCGCTTTCCTTGCATTTTGCAGGAGGCGGTCCTTGCCCAACTTACGACCGACGAGTATGCGGCCGCATGGCGGAGAGCGTGTACTGACCGGGAGTTTGTAGTCCCATGGGAGCACAACAGCGTAGTACGGTACGCTGTTGGGCAACCAATGGGAGCTTACAGCTCCTGGGCAGTATTCGCTATTTCCCACCATGCGCTGGTTCGGTTAGCAGCCAAGAGGGCTGGACTGGGTGTCCAGTTCTCCCGGTATGCTTTACTCGGAGACGACATCGTGATTAACCACCATGATGTTGCCAAGGAGTACCGAACCCTTCTTGATGCGATAGGTGTAAGCGTTTCTGATGCAAAGACGCACGTATCAGATGATACGTACGAATTTGCTAAGAGATGGATACACCGTGGTCTTGAGGTATCCGCCGCTCCTCTAGGCTCTCTATTCGAGGCAATGCGTCTCAGAAAGGAATGGACTCCTTCCTTACCCCCTGGTAAGGGAGTGAAGTACATTTCTTATTATGAGGTCGCAACCTGGTTTAGGGAGGTAGAGGCTCGGTGGATGCCTCGGTCTGCTACCTTGGTGACCCGGGGCTTGATTGCATCACTGTTATCGCTTCTCCTTCCAGGCGGTTATGGTGATCGCCTTTCGGGAAAAGCGTATAACTTCTTCCTATTACCCTCAAGAGAGGATAGTAGGAACCTACGGCTCTACAAGTCAATGATATTGGCTCGTAGAATCATGGGCAGTATTCTTACCTGCTCCCTTGAGTCTGATCCTCGGCAGCTACATGAGCGGCTGATGATCTGGCTCAATGAGTGCAAAGCAAGAGTACTGGAAGATGCAATTAAGGGGCAACTCGGAAAGCTTCAGAAGTTCCAGTTGGAGCTTCGGAGGTTCTCCGACTTGTTCCCTCAGGGGCTGGATGCCCAATCGACACTGCTGCTCTTGCCGCCTCTGGCCGTAATTCGGAGAAATATCGCCGAGTTGCAGATAGAGTTTGATAAGGCACATAAGGTCAGGGAGTCTTCCGATATTCAACAGTGGTTGAATCTCGATGTAAGACTTTTCCTAGATCCTTTTGCAACCTTATCAACAAGAGCAAGCAAGACCGTGGCTAGTAGTAAGGCAAGTGTCCTTAACCACTTGACTGCGATGGTGACCGGAATTGGTAAGATGCGTGAATTGGCCATCACCGATATAAAATTGGAGAATTTTATAGGAGTGATGAACAATCATCACGTAATCCCCCGTTCCGGGCGCCCTCGCGTCAAGGCCCCTCGCCGGATTGCCGCTGTGTCAACCATAAGGACTATGGTTTGAAC